GTAGGTGTTTACTTTGGTGATCGTAAAGACTACAACCGACAACATACTATTTGCACTTGGCAAAGCCTAAACAATCTACTCAAAGACACCAAGTCGGGCAAGGCAGAATTTACCATACAGGACTTCTTGGAGGACGTGGTGTGCGTTATAGTAGATGAAGTACACATGGCCAAGGCAGATGCACTCAAAACACTGCTAACAGGCGTAATGGCTAGAGTGCCTATTCGTTGGGGCTTGACAGGAACTGTGCCAAAAGAGCAGTTTGAATTCCAGGCCATACACGTGGCCCTGGGCCCGGTTATATCAAGACTGGCCGCAAGTGAATTGCAAGACCGCGGCGTGCTAGCCAACTGCCATGTTAATATTGTGCAATTGGTAGATCACGTGGAGTATAAAGACTACCAAAGTGAACTTAAATACTTGCTGGAAGAATCCGGTCGGTTAGACACAATGGCCAGTTTAATACAACAAGTAAACGAAACAGGCAATACCTTGGTCTTGGTAGATCGTACCGAGTGTGGTCGCCAGCTGGTAGAGCGACTGGGGGACAAATCTGTATTTGTATCCGGGGCAACCAAGGCAAAAGACAGACAAGATGAATATGATCAAGTGGCTGATGCAACAGATAAAATCATTGTGGCAACTTATGGAGTGGCTGCTGTTGGTATTAATATTCCCCGCATATTTAATTTGGTGCTTGTGGAGCCCGGTAAAAGTTTTGTTAGAGTTATTCAGTCGATTGGTCGTGGCATACGCAAAGCGGAAGATAAGGACCATGTTCAAATCTGGGACATAACATCAACTTGTAAGTTTGCCAAACGTCACTTGACCAAACGCAAACAGTTCTACAAGGAAGCCAACTACCCTTATACTCAAGAAAAACTTGAGTGGATGAAAACTTGACTTTGCAAATAAAATAGCGTATACTTAACTTATGAAAATTTTAACACTAGATAACACGCCTTACGATTTAGATACGTTGCCCGAGGAAGTGGACGACATGCGTTTTGCTATTTTAGATAACAGCGATCCACAAAATCCCGACTATCATTATATTCCTTTGATCTTTTTAGAGAGTTTTAGTGCACCGGCCCTGGTATTACGCATTGGTGATGATACAATTCGAATGCCCATGGACTGGCAAATTTTAATTGGAGAACCCGACCTAGGCGACTTAGAAGTACTACCTCTTACCAGCATTAATGATCGTGGATTTAAAGTGTTTGAGTTTAACCCGCTATCAAGCTTTAGACCCAGTTTTCCAGATATTGAAATCTTGGATGTGTATCATGAAGTCACGTGGTACGCACCTAAGTTACGCAACGGACAGATGTTGGCGGTGCCAATTGAACATCATTCTAAACCTGCTTGCGTGTACTTTGTAAAAGACATCAGTCGAAATTGCGAAGTAGTTGACTACAGCAAGGCCTGGTAATCATGGAACAATACGAAAAAAGTGGTCCAACACAACAAAACAAACCTGCCCTTGCTAAAGATCCCATGTTGCAGATCAAGGATCAAATGGCCGAACAAGCTTCTCGCATTGACTTCCTTGAACGAGAAGTACGTAGACTCAAATCTCGTCTAGATGATGCAGTGGCAGCAATTAATAAACGCAATGGATAAACTTAGTATACACAATGAAATGGCATGTTTTGATCGTAAGGATCGAGACTTCTATAACTCCCTTACTGACGAAGAACGTAAGAAGTTTTCAAACTTTCTCATGATTCGGTGGGGATCAAGTGTGCAAGGTGGCCGAGAACTGCAAGAATATTATTTGCAAAGTTGTAATCACTATCTCAACAAACACTTTTTTACCATTAACCGACACCCCAAACTGCAATGGTTATGTGCCACAGCAGTGAGTCCAGACTTGGGTGTACAACGGCATCAATGGATATCGGCCAAGAAAAAAGATGATAACAAAGCCAGTGCAGGCACAAAGAAAAAACAACTCATGAATCTGTATCCCAACATGAAGGGCAGTGATGCAGAAACTTTGAGTCGATTGGTAACACAGAAAGAAATCGACGCTTACTTACAAGCGTCTGGCCAAGATAAATGACATATCAGTGTCGATATTGTGAAAAATCCTTTGCAAAAGAAACTAGTCTAGCAGTTCATGTGTGTGAAGCTAAACGCAGGTATCAAGACCAAAACGAAGTGGGAGTGCAGTTAGGCTTGCAGGCCTATTTGCGTTTCTATGAAATCACACAAGGGTCAGCTCGACTAAAAACATTTGATGACTTTGCCAAGAGTCCGTATTACAAAGCATTTGCAAAGTTTGGACGTTACTGTGTGGGTATTCGTGCTGTGAACACACCAAGATTCATTGAGTGGGTGGTTAAACAAAATAAAAAAATTGATCACTGGTGTAGTGATCGTGTTTATACAGAGTATTTGATTGAATACTTGCGTATTGAAAATGTTAGTGATGCTCTGGCAAGAGCAGTTGAACAAAGTATCAATTGGAGTGAAGAAACCAACAATCCGGCACAGGATTATTTACGGTATGGCAATGTCAATTTGGTATGCCATGCAGTGAGTACAGGTCGTATCAGTGCGTGGATACTGTATAATTGTGCATCGGGCAATGAGTTCTTGGGCAGTTTAAATTCTGAACAAATTGCCATGACATGGCCCTACATCGACAGTGATGTGTGGCAAAAGAAATTCAAAGACTACGTTGCTGACACTGAATACGCACGTGAAATACTCAAACAGGCAGGATGGTGATGAGCGCAGATATTGACATTGACTTTGCGGACCGCACTAGTATTTTAAATCTAATCAAACATATCCCAGCACGACAAATAGTTGATGGGCAAGTGCGCCGACACAATTCGGGTGTGTATGTCACCAGCATCCCACAAGATCCTGTGAATGGCTGTGCTGCCATAGACTACGAAACTGCAGAACAACGTGGCTATTTTAAAATTGACTTTTTGAATATGAGTGTGTATCAGTTGGTACAAAGTCCAGAGCACTATCAACAAATGTTGGATGCCACTCCGCCATGGCAACGACTATGGCAAGATACCGAATGGTCTAAGCAGTTGGTTCACGTGGGAAATTACACAGACTTGTTGAATAAAATGCGCCCGGATAGTGTACCAAGGATGGCTGCATTTATCAGTATAATTCGTCCGGGTAAAGCACACTTGCAAAATCAATCATGGGATCAGGTGTTTGCTGAAGTCTGGGATGGGGATGATTCCAGGGGTTACACATTCAAAAAGTCTCATGCCCTGTCATATTCAATGTTAGTTGCCCTCCATATGAATCTTTTAAATCAGACTAATTAGATGAGTTGTTAACCGCAGTTAGTCAACTTTTCTAACTAACGTTATTGATCTGCGCTTGCTTTTGCGTCGAGCAATGTCAGTTAGACTGCATACAGGTCCATGCAAAATCTCTAGATCTTTGTTGGCAAATGTGCGTAAACAACCACGGAACGGCTCCCATTCCTGCTTGAGGAAGATGTTAATTGGGATAGATCTATTGCTTTCCCACCACCAAGTTGATGCCAGTTCTAAAAATACATGTTTCAGCACAGTATCTTGCAGTGTACCAAAGTCGTAGATGGTAGTGATAACTTCATCTCTGTTTTGTATAATGCCCACATATTCAACATTGGCATAAACACACAAGGTAATGAATGGATACCTTTCATTTAAAGTGCTTAATTGATTTTTATCCATAAATATCTGAGGAACTCCCTATGTATTCGACCACTGCCTATTTATATCAACAAATTCAGACTGTACTTTTGGTAGACATCACGGGGGCTTATTTTGACCGGAGGTGGGATCCAGTGTATGCTAAAAATTTAACTCTTAATCTTGGAGTGGATAATGTTATTTTATTCCAATTTCAGAACCAGGATCAAAAACCTGTAAACATCACGGGGGCAACATTCACATTCCGTATTATCAGTCAGAATGGCCAAGACCTGTTGTTTGCCAAGGAACTAGTAAGTCTAAGTAATGCCCTGGGTCGCGCCAAGGTAACAATTACTGCCGCCGAAACTGCACATTTCCAAGCACAACCAGCAAGTTACAGTCTTGAAATATCCTCGGGGGTGCTTGATCAAGCTGTGTTCACAGATGACCAAGCTGGTGCACGTGGAGTGATCAACATTGTCAACAGCGTGTTCCCTGCATTCAATGCCAGCCAAGACTTGACTCTACCCGACGGGCAAGCGCCTGTGGGCAATGTGTACTACAGCAGTACACTGACCACAGACGGTGCAAGCTTAACCACATTCCAGTTGGATCCGGTGAACTTTACTGGTAACTTGCAAGTGCAAGGGGCTACAGATTCAGCTGACACCAATCAAGAGTGGTACAACATTGCATTTGAAGATTTAAAAACAGGCGACACAGTTGACCAACTCAACTTCACTCAGAGCACTGAACGATTGGGCATCAATGTCGAAGGATACCATCCTTACATTAGATTAGAATTTGGCATCAACAGCGGCAACATAGATCTTATTCAATATCGATGAAATTTGACAAAATTGTAGGGTTCGGAGACTCATGGATGTGGGGAGACGAGTTGATGAACCCTGAATTAGTAGACCATCCGCATGCACATCCTGTACTGATGGAAAACACTCCGTATAGAGAAAGGAATTGTTTTCTTGGCTTGTTAGG